GGCTCGACGGTTGTCTGGGATGCAAACAACTCCCGGTTCATCGTTTCCAGCGCCACGACCGGCGCGCTTTCGCTTGTCACCTTTGCCGAGGCTCCGGTTTCCGGCGTTGATGTTTCAGGCTTGTTCGGCCTGACCGTTGCCGCTGGTGGCTACGTGGTCGATGGCGTTGCCGCCGAAACTCCGCTTGCTGCCGTTCAGGCGCTGGCCAACCGTAGCAACTCTTGGTACGGCGTCCAGTTCGCCGCCTCGGTCCAGCCGACCGACGATCAGGCCGTTGCTGTGGCCGGCTTCATCGAGGCCGCGACGACCTCGCGCATTTACGGCGTGGCCACCCAGGCGACGAACACCATGGATTCGGTTATCACCACCGACATCGCCAGCCGCCTGAAGGCTCTCGGCTACAAGCGCACGTTCGTCCAGTACTCGGGCAACAACGCCCACGCTGTCGCCTCGATCTTCGGCCGTGCCTTCTCGGTCAATTTCCAAGGCTCGAACACCACGATCACGTTGAAGTTCAAGCAAGAGCCCGGAATCGCCCCGGAATACCTGACCGAAACCCAGGCCGCCGCGCTGGCCGCGAAGAACTGCAACGTGTTCGTCCAATACAACAACGACACCGCCATTCTGCAAGAGGGCGTGATGTCGAACGGCTACTTCTTCGACGAAGTGCATGGCACTGACTGGCTGCAGAACGACGTTCAAACGGCGGTCTACAACCTGCTCTACACCAGCACGACCAAGATCCCGCAGACCGACGCCGGTATCAACTTGATCCTGACCACGATCAGCCAGCGGCTTGATCAGGCCGTGACCAATGGCTTGGCCGCCCCTGGCGTCTGGGCCGCTGGCGGCTTCGGCGCTCTCAAGCAGGGCGACACGCTGGCCAAGGGCTACTACGTATATGCGCCGCCCGTCGCCACGCAATCGCAGGCAGACCGCGAAGCCCGCAAGGCTCCCGCGATCCAGTGCGCTGTCAAGCTGGCCGGTGCTGTTCATAGCGCCGGAATTCAGATCAATGTTAATCGCTGATTAAGGACGAACCAAAAATGAACACATACAGTTTCATGGACGTACAGGCCACGCTCGTCGGGCCTACCGGAATGGTTCAACTCGGCTACGGATCTGCAGCGGCAGAGGAAGGCATCAGCATTGAGGCGGCCGGCGACAAAAACACCATGACCATCGGCGCCGACGGCGAGGGTATGCACAGCCTGCATGCCGACAAGTCAGGCACTGTGACTATTCGCCTACTCAAGACCTCGCCGACGAACGCCAAGCTGATGGTGATGTACGACGCACAGACGCTGTCTAGCGCCCTGCATGGTCAGAACCTGATCACCGTCACCAACCCGGTAGCCGGCGACGTCACCACCGCCCGGTCGTGTGCTTTCAAGAAACGCCCCAGCCTTGCTTATAAAAAGGATGGGGATATTGTTGAATGGGTGTTTGATTCAATAAAAATCGACACCATCCTCGGCACCTACTAAGAGGCTGAAAAATGGAATTTTCCCTCGGTGAAAAGCAGTTCCGCACCGCCAAGCTTGACGCGTTTCAGCAGTTCCATGTCTCGCGCAAGCTGGCGCCGATCATCCCGACGCTGATCCCGGTTTTCGTCAAGATCGCCAAGGACGGGGCCGAACTGTCGGACATCGCCAGCTACGCCGAAATTCTCGCCCCGTTCGCTGATGGCCTCGCAGCCATGTCGAACGAGGATAGCGAGTATGTGATGGCAACCTGCATGTCAGTAGCCCGGCGCAAGGCGGCTGGCACTGACAACTGGGCACCGGTGTGGAGCAATTCCGCGCGCGCCTGCATGTTTGACGACATGGACCTTGGCGACATCATCCAGATCGTCATGAAGGTCGTTCAGGACAGTCTCGGAAATTTTATTCGCGGGCTGCTTATGAGCCAGACGACCAGCCCGGAATAAACGCCACCTGGCGCCACCTTCCGGGCGGCGAGGACTGGCTACTTGCGCCGGTTCTCGCTGGCCTGTGCCGGTTCGAAAGTCTGAAAGATGGCTCCATCGATCTGGCCGACGTTGCCCTGATGAATGACGCCTTGGCCGTCAAGGCTGACAACGAGGCAACGGCCCGCGAGTGGGTAAGGAAACAAAATGGCACAAGCTGAAGTTATTCGCGAATTCTTGGTCCAACTCGGGTTCAAGTCTGACGAAAAGTCGCTCAAGAAATTTACCGATGGCGTCGAGGGCGCGACCAAGAACGTCGCAAAGCTGGTTGCCACGATTTCAGGCATGGCCCTGACCGTTGGCGCCGGCGTTGCCGCTTTCGCTGCAAACATGGAAACGCTTTACTTCTCGGCCAAGAAGATGGGCGCCAGCGCCGTCAATGCCAAGGCTTTCGAGAAGGCCATGGCGAATTTCGGCGTGGCTTCTGGAGAGGCGTTAGCCTCCGTCCAGAGCCTCGCTAGCTGGATGCGAAAAACGCCGGCTTCTGAAGGATTCCTGCGGAGCCTTGGCGTTGAGACCCGCGACGCAAACGGAAAGCTGAAAGACACCGTTGATCTAATGTCCGGTCTCGGTGTCGCCCTAAAGTCGAAGCCGTACTATCTCGCCCTTCAATACGCGCAGATTTTCGGGATCAGTGAGGATGTGCTTCGCGCAATGCTCGACGGCAAATTTGAAGCCGAAATGGAGAAGCAGAGGAATGCGCTGAAGGATAGCGGGTTTGACGAGGCGGCAGAAAAAGCCAACAAGTTCATGACCCGCCTGCGTGACTTGCAAACTCAGATTGAGGCTGTCGCGGTGTCTCTTGGGGGGCCGTTGCTTGACGTCCTAGAGCAAATCGGCAAGGGCTGGAAAGAGATTTACAACTGGTCAAACGCCGGGCTTGAGAAGATGCTCGAATACCGGACTGAAGAACAAAAAGACCGGGCCGGCGAAAACGTTGCCAAGCTGTTCGCGTTTTTCGGCAACAAAGATGCGCAAGAGGCACTTGATGCAAACGCCAAGCGAGACATGGCCAGCGACCAAGCGCGGCGAACTTCATCTGGAAAGATTGGTGGAATTGGCGGCTCTGGATCGGCAGTGGCGGCAGGAACACCACAAGAACGACTGGCAAGCCTTGAGAAGAAATACGGCCTTCCGTCTGGTTTGCTCGATAGCATCTGGGCCGCCGAATCGGGGCGCGGAAAGAACATGCGGTCTGGCGCCGGAGCCATGGGGCATTTCCAGTTCATGCCCGGCACGGCCAAGCAGTACGGCCTCGATAATCCTGACGACTTCGATCAATCGTCCGATGCTGCCGCACGGTATTACCGGGACTTGATGGGCAAGTACGGCGGCAATCTCGAAAAGGCCGTCGCTGCTTACAACTGGGGGCCGGGCAATCTAGACAAAAATGGACTCGGAAAGGCGCCGGCAGAAACCCGTGGCTATCTCGACAAGGTTCTTGGAAAAGACAGAGGATCAACCGGCGTAACCATCGCCCAGAACACCACCATAAACGTCAACGGCGGCGACGCCGGGGCGACCGGGCGCGCAGTGGCAAGCGAGCAGACGAAGGTGGCCCAAGACACCGCACGCAACATGCGCAGCATACTGAACTGATATGTCACTCCTCGACGTCCTATCCTTCGCGCCAAAGGGCAAGATCGGCACAATGGAGATAATGGCGTCGCTGGAAGAAATTCACAGCGACACTCTCCAAGTGACCGAGCACCCGGTTGAATACGGCGCAGCGATCACCGATCATGCCTACGTTCGCCCGAAAGAAGTTGTCATCCGGTGCGGATGGAGCAATTCGACCCTATCCGGCTTGCTGTCGTCGGTGACCAGCCTGCTCGGCAAGTCCGAACCGAAGACGCCCAGCAAGTTCAGCAGCGAAATGGCGGCGTCTGGCTACATCGCGACGGTTTATGACTACCTTCTTTCGTTGCAGGATAGCCGCGTTCCGTTCTCTGTGATGACCAGCAAGCGGCAGTACCAGAACATGCTGCTGACCTCGCTGCAGGTGACGAACGACACGCACACGAATGCCGTTCTGATGGTGCAGGCAACGTGCCGGCAGATCATCATCGTCAAGACGAAGGCAACGACGGTGCCGGCGAAGGAAAATCAGGCGTCGCCGAAAAAGACGGCCGGCCTGATGGATAAGGGTGTTTCGATGCTGAAAGGCGCGATACCTCCTGCTGCCAATTCGGCCATATCGAAGGCGACTTCGTTGGCGTCGACGGCGAGCTCTGTGGTTTCTAAAGTCAGCGCCGTTTCGTCCAGTGTCGGCACCGTGAGTTCATTGGCGAGCAAATTCGGATGACAACTTACTTCGAAATCCCGCTATCTCCCGACCCGCAGACATTCGTGATTGCCTTGGGTGGCATCGAGTATCGGCTGCGCCTGACCTATCAGGACGCCGACGGCGGCGGCTGGGTTATCGACCTGTCCGACAACCAAGGCGGCGCGCTTGTGCAAGGCATCCCGCTAGTGACCGGCGCCGACCTGTTGGAGCAATACCAATACCTCGGGATCGGTGGCGCGCTGTACGTTCAAGGGTCACCCGATCCTGACAGCGTGCCGACGTTCGAAAACCTCGGCAACGATTCGATTCTCTTCTGGGCAACCTGATGTCAATTCCCCAATATCTCCGCAAGGCCTCGCTGCTGATCGGCGGCCCGGACGGCAATGCAATTGACCTGTCCGACCTGCGCTTCCGGTTCTCGATTCGCCGGGGGGATATTCAGACGCCGAACACTGCAGACGTTCGGATCTACAACGTCAGCGACCAGACAGCCGACCGCATCCGCCAGTTGCTGCCCAGCCCGGAATTCACGCGAATCATCGTGCAGGGCGGTTATGAGGGAAACTTCGGCGTCCTGTTTGATGGAGAGATAAAGCAGGTTCGCCGGGGCCGAGAATCATCGACCGACACTTATATCGACATCACGGCCGCCGACGGTGACAGCGCCTACAACTATTCGATCAGCGCCGTCAGCTTGGTGGCAGGATCGGCGCCAGCAGATCAGGTGTCCGAAGTCATCAAGGGCATGGCCGAATTCAGCATTGAGAAAGGGTATATCCCTGACATGCCGGGAAACCCACTGCCCCGGGGAAAGGTCATCTATGGAATGACCAAGGATGAGCTACGGAAGATAGCTGCCAACACGAACACAGCATGGAGCATTCAGGACGGAAAGATTCAATTCGTTCCGCTTGATTCGTATGTTCCGACAGGCCAGAAGATACCGGCTATCGACAACACCGAGAAGATAAACGCGATTCTTGCCGAAAACAAGAAGCTGCAAGCCGAGTTCAACGCCAAGGTAAAGCAAGGCGACGATGCCCGGGCGGCCGGGGACGAGGCCGGGGCACAGGCTTACTACAAGCAGGCCAAGGTGATCAACGAAAAGCAAGGCGCGATGATCGCAGAAGACCGGCGCCTGAAAGCGCAGGAGCGGCCCGAGTCGGTGGAAGGCGTTCCCATCATCACCTCGGCCACCGGCATGATCGGATTGCCCGAGCAGACACAAAACGGCATTCGGATCAAAACGCTCCTGAACCCGAACATCAAGATCGGCCAGGCCATCAAGATTGACAACAAGAGCGTGCAGGGCTACAGGTTTGGACTGAGCCCAGACCAGCAATCGGCAAACGGGATGCTTGATTTAACGATCAAGCTGAATGCCGACGGCCTCTATTACGTGATGATCGCCGATCACCAAGGCGACACCCGGGGTCAGGAGTGGTATTCCGACCTGCTCTGCTTGTCGATCGATGCCAGCATCCCGGCAAATTACATACCGCGCCAAGGCGTGAATGGTGACGTCGGTTCGATAAAGAGGTATGGCTGATGGACCGCAGAGAGAGAGTCGCCGACCCAGAGGAAACGCTGCGCATGGCCATTGCTGGCCAGCAGTCGAAACTCTGGACGGCGCTACCCGGTATCGTTTCCAGCTTCAATTCTGCGGCGATGACCTGCGTGGTGCAGCCAGCAATCAGCGGGTCGCGCTTGGTTCGTGGCGGCCATGTGATCGACGTAAAAATGCCGGTCCTGCTCGATTGCCCGGTGTGCTTCCCGAATGGCGGCGGCGCCACACTGACTTTCCCGATCAAGCCGGGCGATGAATGCCTGGTTGTGTTCTCTTCGCGCTGCATCGATTCATGGTGGCAGCTTGGCGGCGTCCAGGGGCAGGCCGAGATTCGAATGCACGACCTGTCGGACGGTTTCGTTATTCCCGGCCCGCGCTCACAGCCTCGAAAGATCAGCGTCAGCAATGACGCCGTGCAGCTT